TCAGCCCCGGGGCTTGCGCTTATTGCGCTTCTTCGCATCCCAGAACAAGGCCTCCAACACTTGAAGCACCCGTTCACGGTCTTCCTCCTCGATGGGAACGCCATCGAACATAATTTCTGAATCTTCCTCCAGCAACTGGCGGAAATCCTTCTTATCTCTCCATGTGGCCCATTCAGGAATAGAATCAGATGAAGTTAAGGCCAGCGGCATCGAATTATCGATACGGCCTAGCAAGTAATCGCTCGATGTATGCAGCAGATCGGCAAGTCTGCCGATGATATCGCTCGGCGGCGTCGTGCGTCCTGCTTCGTAGTTGGCTACATTGGCGCGTTTCATACCGAGCGCGTGGGCAACATCGTCTTGCGATAAGCCTTGCTTGAGCCGCAGCTCCTTAATACGGGAACCTACAAGTTCTTTGTTCGTTACGGACATGGCTACCACCCTTATTTTACATATGTTCATAAATTCAAGATTGACGTTCATTTTATGAGCATGGTATGCTTGCAGTGTATCACACAGGAACAGGCGTTCGCAATAATTATCGGTGGGTTGTTTAGAATGAACAGCATCATTCTATAATGTTGTTTTACACAACACAAGGCCAAGTTTAGTAGAACAATTCTTTTTTTATTACACGTTATTTTAAATAACTTTATTTCATAATTGTGTTACTACTAATAACTTTTATATGGGGAGCGATGAGGATGTTGGCAACGGTAAATCGGTCGGCTACGCGAAAAATGGTGGAGCAGTATTTATCTATGGCTCGTTTGTACAAAAGAACAGGCATCGTACGAAGAGAGATGAAAATGACGACTTCCTATGAACCGAGGTTCCACGGTGCAACGAATCAGGTAGGCAAGCCAGTAGAAGAGATTGCCCTGCACAATGTGGATAAGGAAGCATACATGAAAATGGTACATGACAATGTCATGAAGGCGGTCGCACATCTAGGGGACATGGAGCGCGAATTAATAGAGAACTGTTATCTCAATCCACATGTACAGAAGCCAGATTATCTGCTTTGCTTTGACTTGAATGTAAGTGAGCGTACATTTCGCAGAATCAAAGCACGGGCAATTACCGAGCTGGCCTTTATGCTTGGAATCGAAGTGTTCGAAGATTGATGCAGTGACCTCCCGCTGGCCGGATGGTGGCACACTGGTGGACGGGACAAGGTGCTAAGATGATAGTGTGAGGTTGTGGGCATGGGGGCAGGACAACCTTGCAGGGAGGAAGGGAGAACCGTTTGCGGCGAAGCTGTATAACGGTTTTTTTGTACCGCAGGACAGGAGGTGAAGGCTTGCGAAGCAGCGAGATTCGGCAGGGGGTGATGAGTCGGGTGCAGGAACGTTACCCAGACATCCCGGTGTTGGAGTCAGAAGAACGAATGAATGAGTTAGCGCCCTGCTTGGTCGTGAAGCTCGTTCGAGGGGAACGGACTCGTGCAGGTGAAGGCCGCTATCAAGCGCGAGCAGCCATCGAGGTCGAGTATTATCCCGAGGCAAAGGCTGCTTCCGTTCATGATGTTGCGGATGCGCTGTATGATGCGCTGGAACTGATTGAAGCAGGCGGCAGCTTATGCAGGGGGACAGGCTGGAAGCATGAGATCGTGGAACGCAAGCTGCGATTCCAAGTGCAGTATGAGTACATGCTGACTCGTTCCCGTGAGGAAATGAGCAAGATGAATGCCATGAAGCAGGAGGGACGCATTCGAGATGTCTAATGCAAACAAGCAGGACAAGCGTAATGTGGAACATGCCGAGGCTGCGGGCGAATTCGCTTTTGCGAAGGAGCAGTGGCTGGAAGCGAAATGCTGGAGTGCATGCGAGCGAGACATGCTGCATGCGCTTCTGGCGGGCAATGAGCAGTACACGAAGGCGCAGATCGATGCGCTGCTACACCAATTTCAAATTCAGGAGGTAAAGTAATGGCTGGAGGAACATGGACGACACAGAACAAGGTAAGACCAGGCGTATATGTACGCTTTCAAGGAGAGGCTGCTCCATCTGGAGCGGTTGGCGAGCGGGGGATTGTAGCACTGCCGCTGAAGCTGAGCTGGGGGCCAGCGAAAAAGGTGCTGGAATTGAACGCAGGGGAGCCGGTATTCGAGCAGCTAGGCTACGAGTTGACAGATGAGGCTCTGCTGCTGGTACGCGAGGCGTTCAAGCGCGCGAAGAAGGTGCTGTTGTATCGATTGAACGAAGGTGCTAAATCGGCCGCCACTCACAAACAATTGAAGGTGAAAGCACGTTTTGGCGGTGTTCGCGGCAATGATATTCAACTCGTCGTACAGACGAATGTGAATGACAATACGAAGGTAGATGTAATTACGAAGGTTGGCGGACGTACCGTGGACAACCAGACGGTGAATCTGGCTGAACAGCTGATTGCAAATGCGTGGGTTGAATTTGAAGGTACAGGAGCGATTGAAGCAAATGCTGGTTTGCCGCTTACTGGTGGAGATGACAGCAATGTGGTGAATGCGGATCATGTATCTTTCCACGAAGCAATTGCCGTTCATGATTTCCATACGGTTGCGCTTCCTTCCACTGATGCTGCGCTATGCTCTGTCTATGCGGTATTTGTAAAGCGTATGCGCGAAGAAGAAGGCAGGAAGATTCAGGCTGTTATGGCTCAATATCCAACTGCGAATAACGAAGGCATCATTTCCGTTAAAAATGGTGTGAAGCTCGCAGACGGCACGGTGTTGAATGCGGCTCAAGCAACCGTATGGGTGGCCGCGGCAACAGCAGCGGCAGCGATGAATGAGTCGTTGACGTATTCTGCTTATGAAGATGCGGTCGATGCTGATATTCGCATGACGAATACGCAGGTGGAAGAAGCTCTGCGCAAAGGTGAATTCGTGTTCGTGCATCATCTTGGCCATGCAGTGGTAGAGCAGGATATCAATACATTGACGGCCTATACGCCGGACAAGGGGCAGCCGTTCTCCAAAAACCGCGTTATTCGCGTGTTGGACGGCATCGCCAACGATATGAAGCGTATTTTCGAAACGACGTATGTCGGCAAAACGAACAACAATGAAGAAGGACGTCAATTGTTCCGTGCAGAGTGTATCGCGTATTTGGATCAGCTTGAGCGCTTGAATGCAATTCAGCCGTTCGATGCCCAGACGGATGTGCTTGTTGCAAAGGGCGAGGCTTCGGACAGTATCGTCATTCAATTGAATGTGCAGCCGGTCGATGCAGTAGAGAAAATTTACATGAAAGTGAAGGTGAAGTAAGATGGGTTTCTTACAAGCGAAGGATACGATTTCGGGACGTGAAGGTACAGCTTTTGCACAAATTAATGGTCAAAATGAAGAGATGTTCTATATTAAAACGCTGGAAGCGAAAATAGAAAAACAAAAAGCAGAAATTAAAACGCTCGGCAGCCGTGCCACACAGCACAAAACCTCCGGTTGGTCGGGAACAGGCAGCATGACGATTTACTATATGACGCCATTATTCCGCAAGATGATGCTTGATTATATTAAGACTGGCAAGGATACGAACTTTACGATTAATGTGACAAACTCAGATCCTACATCTTCAGTAGGCACGCAGACGATCATGTTGAAGAACGTGAACCTGAACAGTGTCGTCATGGCGAAGCTGGATACAGAGAGCGATGTTTTGGAAGAAGAATTGGAGTTTACATTTGACGACGTTGACATTTTAAGCAACTTTAATGCACCTAAAATGTAATTTTAAATAACATACCTACCATTCAAGATGAGGAGAGCGATTGAAGATGACTACATTAAGCTATTTCTTTGCCCAAAATGCGGAACCAAATACGGAGATGCCATTCATTGTGTCCCCGCGCTTCAAGGATGACAAGGGGGAGCCGGTTGCATGGACGCTGCGCAGTATGAGCGAAGTGGAAAACGAGCAGTGCCGCAAGTCGGCCACAAAACAGGTGAAGGGCAAGGGCGGAGTTGTTACGCCAGAAATCGACTTCAATGAATATACCGCGAAGCTGATTGTGGCAAGCGTTGTGTATCCAGACTTGAAAAATGCAGAGCTTCAGCAATCTTACGGTGTCATCGGGGCGGAGGCGCTCCTGCGCAAGATGCTTCTGCCTGGCGAATATACGGGGCTGCTGCAGCAGGTTCAGACGCTGAACGGCTTCAATCAGGACATGAACGAGCTTGTCAATGACGTAAAAAACTAATTCACGAGGGCGATGGCGAAGCGAACTATGCCTATTACGCCCTCCACAAGCTTCGCATTCTGCCGCATGAGCTGCTTGCGCTCCCGGTTCGCGAACGTGCCGCCGTCTACGCGATGATCGACATCCGTGTGGAGGAAGAGCGCAAGGCACAGCGCAGTATGCGCAAAAAGCGGTAGCACAGGCTTTGGAACAACCGCGGACATAGAGCAGCGATTTCACAGTCGGCATGACAATGGCAGCTCCGCTGGGGCAGCTTGGATGCAGATGGGGAATCGCTCACTTCATCTTGCGGACAGGAGGAGGGAAGAGAAGTATGACGACATTGGCAGCAGACGGGTCCTTGAATTTTCCTCAACTTAATATGGAGAGGCTCATGGGGGCAATTGACAGTTTCCAAAGGAATGTGCAAAAAAACATGGAAGCTGCAAGAAATATGGCCGGAACTATACGGCGGACAACATCCGAGCAAGTAGAATTGGCCAGCAATGCATGGCGTAAGTCCATAGATGCCATGAATCGACTCATTACAGGAGACTATTTACGTACGCTGAAAGCAGCCGCAGCGACGTTGAAGTTTCCTTTCAACTTCAATTGGAGATCGATTCCGTTTCCATCCAAGTTTTTTGGATTTATTCGCGGTAAATTAGTTGACATGGCAAAAGGGATTATAGAGAAGTTCAGAACAAACTATGAACTGCTCAGTTCAAGTTTGGCTGATATTGGAAAGTCGATTGGAATGACGGCGATAAAGGGAGCTGCGGAATCGGAAGACATGCGAGCCAAATACGGCGTTAAGTACGGGGGAGCACAGAAAAGCGCCGAAGTGTTCGGGGCATTGCGAGGACAAGCGCTTCGAAATGGAACGGATGTCTCCAAGTCGCTGCAATCTGGCCTTGAACTATCCTCTATTTCCAAAAATACGGCTGACATCCTGAAAATGAATGAAATGGTGCAGCGCTTATCCGCCTTTCAAGAAAATGGGGGGAACCCGGCAGAAACTGCTGGACTGATGAAGGATGCCTATTTTGGCGATAGTGCAGGCTTGCTTAAACAGTTAAACATGCCAGTTGGTGCTCCAGAGCAAGAAAAACTAGAGTCGTTCTCGAAGACTGGGGATTTAAGTGGGTTTATGAAAGCCTTTGATTCTCTAATGACCAAGGCAAACATGAGCCAAGCATCGTTGGAAATGCTCATGGACAGTCCGATACAGAAATGGGAAGCAGCAGTCAACCGTTTCAATGGAATGCTGGCAGCTGCTGGGGAATCCGCGCTGCAAATTTTTGCACCCGTTCTGGATTTGTTGAATCAAGCTTTTGAAGAAGGAAAATTTGATCCGTTCTTTGCGAGTATCCAGACGGGGATGATGATGCTGGCCGAAGCAGCGTCTGCCGCAGCGAATTTTCTCGTAGAAAATTGGGATCTCGTCCAAAATGCATTGATTGTACTCGGTGCGATTGCAGCATTAACTGCTGCGGCTTGGCTCTTTCAGTGGATTGTTGCGGCTTGGCCGCTATTTGCGATTGTTGGCGTTATCGTCCTTATATTAACCGCACTTAACCAATTAGGGGTATCAACTGATACGATTGTTGGGAGTGTTATAGGGCTGTTCTCTTCATTATTCACATTTATCCGTAACTCAGTAGCGACAATTTGGAACTTGATGGTGTCATTTGCTGAATTTTTTGTCAATCTCTTTATTGATCCTTTCTATGCCATTGAGAAGCTAATCTATGATATTGGAAAGACCATCGTCGACTTTATCGGAAGCACAGTCAACTCGTTAGCAGATGGAGTCAATTGGCTTATTGGTAAAGTTAATGCTCTCACCGGCTCTGAATTCAAAATGGTCGGCAAATGGGGCTACGAGAAGATCATAGCAGGGATGAAGGAGCCGAAGAGCGACAAGGATGTCGTGAATTTAGATCCTTTGCGAATCAAGCCAGAGGATATGACGGCTGCATTTGACAAGGGAAAAGAAGCGTATGAGAAAAATAAAGACTTTACGAAGAACTTCATGCCTGATACATCCAAATTCAAGCCAGGAGGAAAAACGGATCCGTGGAGTGGAAATGGTGAAACTGTGCCCGGTACCGGTTCAGGGACAATGCCTCCAATGAACATCCCGAAAGTAGGCGAGGTAGGTAAAGTCGGAGCCATCGACAATAAAGTTGAAATTACAGATGAAAACATAGAGATGATGCGCGATCTGGCGGAAATGGACGCCATCCAGAACTTCGTATCCTTGACGCCGACTGTTCAGGTAAACACCGGTGATATCCATCAAGGCTTCGATATGGACACGTTAATCAATCGCATCGAGAAGAAGCTGGAGGAAGAATTCGTGTCAACGGCGGAAGGGGTGTACGGATGAGTGGATACCATATCTATTTGAGCTTCAACAACCAAGAGAAGGTCATTGAGCTGCCTGTTAATCCGTCTCAACTGGAAATCAGCGAAGCGGGGAACTTGCAGTCCTTCGATATCGTCGGTATCGGGGAAGTCGTGAGTATCCATACGCCGAAGCTGGCAGATATTCAATTCAGCAGCCTATTTCCGCTCCATTATGGGCCATATGTGCATATCCCGCCTGAGAAGCTGCTGCTGCCTAGTGATTATATCATTCAACTGCGTGAATGGATGGAGACGAAGCGTCCGATTCGTTTCGTGCTTACGACGCCGACCTTCCATATGAATCTAGCAATGGCAATTGATAAATTCACTTGGCGTGAAGTTGCCGGCAGTGTGGGGGATTTGGAGTACGACATTTCCTTGAAGCTGTATAAATTTTATGCAGCCAAAAAGGTGAAGCTGAATGGGAAGCTGACAAGTGCGACTAATGTGCCAAAAACGTCGCAGCCGCGTCCGGATGAGCGTAAAGGAACAAGCGAGTATATGACGCAGCCGGGGGATAAGCTGAGTTTGCTTGCGCAAAAGTTTTTCAATGATACCAGAAAGGCAATCGACATTCAAAGACTGAACGGCATCTCAGCAGATGAGGCTCTGCATGAACTGGAACCGAATCGTATTCTGCGACTTCCTCGAAAGCAATGAGACACAGCGACGTAGGAGGTGAATATGTGAAATGAACAGGTTGGAAGTGTTGGTCGATAATCGCAATGGCAATGCGTGGGACATGTCACAGCTTATCTCGAGTATGACGTGGTCGACCTCCCGTGTTGGCAAGCCTGCCAGCGTATCGATTTCCTTTAGTAAGGGGGCAATTTTTCAGGATCGCAGCTTTACTATCAATAATGGTGATATTATCCGAGTGCAAGAAGATGGAGTGCCTGTGTTTTACGGCTATGTGTTCAGCATAGAGACGGATGAGAGCAATACTGTAAAGCTGACTGCTTATGATCAGATGCGCTATTTGATGGTGAACGACTGGTGCATGCTTAAAAACGTGACCGCTACTGAAATCATTCGATATATTGCCAAAAAATTCGATATCAAGCTTGGAGAGTTAGTAGATACGAAGTATAAGATCCCAACTTTTATGGAGGACAACAAGAAGCTCCTGGATATGATGTTCCGCGCGCTTGATTTCACCCTAAACTCTACCAAAATCATCTATGTGCTGTATGATGACTTCGGCAAACTTACGCTGCGGGAAGCGAAAAGTTGGATGCCGGATTACGGGATTGGCGAAGAGAGTCAGATGACGAGCATATCCTATAAGGCCAGCATAGATGATGGGACGTATAACTATATCAAAATGTATCGGGACAATCCGGAAAAAGGTGTACGTGAAACTTTTATATCAAAAGATAGTAACAATATGGCGAAATGGGGACATCTGCAGCTGTACAAAAAGATAGATGACAAGATGAATCAGGCTCAAATCCAACAGCTTGGAGATAACTTGCTGAAGCTCCATAACCATGAGAAGAAAACATTAAAAGTGAACGCTGTAGGGGATGTGCGCATTCGAGCCGGAATGAACATCCCTATTTTTGCGCCTGAACAGAATGTGAATCTGCGAAACAAGCTCATTGAGGAGTGTTCCCAGGAGTGGAGCGGTTCAGGGCATACGATGTCATTAACGTTGAAGGAGATTTAGCAATGAGGATGATGCTGGACATTATTAAAAAAGCGGGTGTCGGAGCGGTAGAGGCATCTAGTCCGGTTGCACTGTTGTATGGTGTGGTGCTCAGTGTGTCACCCTTGGAGGTGCAGGTAGAACAGCGCTTCACCTTGCCGGAGTCCGCTCTCGTCATTACGGAACAGCTTACCGAGCACAAGGTGCGTGTCGGTGGGGAAGAGATTACGATTCGTGAGGGATTGTACGTAGGAGACAAGCTGCTGTTAGTCCGTATGCAGGGAGGACAAAGCTACGTCGCCCTCGATAGGGTGGTGGGGACATGATTCCGAAGTCGAGGTTCGAGCAGGAGAATGAAGATGCACCCACAATGCTGAAGTATACGGAACAGCCTACGCGCACCTATCGGCTGGATATGGAGGCAGGGCGCATTTTGGGAATGACAGATGGCTTGGAAGCGATGCGTCAAGCCGTGCTTAAGATATTGTTGACCGAACGATTTGAATATTTGATATATAGCCCAGATTATGGCTCTGAGCTTCGCGCGCAGATTGGTTACAGCTTGGGCTTCGTAAAGTCGGAGCTGGAGCGCACGATATCCGAAGCACTGCTTCAGGATGATCGCATTTTGCGCGTAGGCGAGTTTGCCTTTGAACAAACGGGAGACGCTTTACAAGTTCATTTTAAGGTAGAGACGGTTCTAGGGCAGTTAGAAATGACGAAGGAGGTGAAGTTGGATGGCTGAAGAACAAGGTGCTTGGAACGTGCCTCGATTGGAGGACATTATGGAGCGGATGCTGGAACGCGTTCCGAATGACGTGGACAAGCGGGAAGGCAGTATCATTTACGATGCGCTTGCCCCGATTGCTCTGGAATTGGTACAGGCTTATACGGACTTGCATTTTCAAAATGAGCTGTCGTATGCGGATACATCAAGCGGCGAATATTTGGAGCGGCGCACGGCTGAATATGGCGTGAAGCGCAAGCCGGCTACAGCAGCCAAACGCAAGGGGTTGTTTTATGATGCGGCAGGCAAGCCATTCGATGTGCCATTGCGGTCTCGCTTTTCAACGATAGAGCTTCATTATGTAGTCATCGAACGATTATCGGCAGGTGTGTTCGTACTCGAATGTGAAGAGAAGGGCGCCAAAGGAAATGAATACTACGGCTCCTTGATGCCGGTGGATTACGTGGATGGTCTTGCCCGAGCTGAATTAGCGGAGGTGATTGCGCCAGGAGCGGATTCGGAGTCGGATGAATCACTGCGCCGTCGTTTCTTTGAAGCCGTGAATGAACAGCCATTCGGGGGCAATGCAGCCGACTACAAGAAGAAGGTAACCTCTCTTTCAGGCGTTGGCGGCGTGAAAATCTTCCCGGTATGGAAAGGCGGGGGCACGGTAAAGTGCACCATCATTTCGAGCAGCTTCGAATCTCCATCTGCTGAGCTGGTGAAGGATGTGCAGACGATCATCGACCCAGAGGTGAATCAAGGGAAGGGGATGGGCTTCGCGCCGATCGGCCATACCGTCACCATTAAGGGCGCAGTGTCCGTAAGCATTCATGTATCGACGACGCTTACACTTGAAGCGGGAATATCCGTGTCACAGGTGAAGGCGGATGTTGAAAAAGTGATCGCCGATTACCTGCGGACGCTGCGTATGAGCTGGAAAGAGGAAGACCGAACCGTCGTGCGTGTAAGTCAGCTGGAAGCCCGTATCCTGAATGTAAAGGGTATTGCGGATATTACTGATACGAAGCTAAACGGCAAGGGAGCCAATGTGGAGCTGGACACGGAAGAGCTGCCGGTCATGGGGGCGGTGACCTTAAATGGCTGAACCGTTACTCAAGCGTTTGCCTGACTTTTACCATGACGTTAAGGAAATGGTTCTGCTTATGGAAACGCAGGATGGAGAGAAGGAGAAACTGCTGGCCGCCATGCAAAGGCTGTTCGACGATCAGTTCGTCATGACAGCAAGCGAGGATGCGATTGCAAGGCGGGAGCGGATGCTAAATATTCTCCCAGATCGCGATGCGGAATCGATCGATTTCCGGCGCAGACGGATTATCAACCGCTACACGACGAAGCCGCCGTTTACGATCCGGTATTTGCAGGAGAAGCTGGATTTTTTGCTCGGCAAGGACAAGGCTCGGGCTGTTATGGATGCGGACGCCTTCCTGCTGCGCATCGTTGCCAACATTACGGATGCCGCCGTATTCAAGGAGGTCGGGCACACGGTATACACGGTGAAGCCTGCCAACTTGGTCTATCAACAGGAGACGGCACTGCTATCCAATGTAGGAGTAACTGAGAATATATACCGCTCGGATCTGAAGCGGACGACAAGGCTTTCGACGACGTGGAAGCTGGGGCGTTCGCCATTTGCCGAGCGCGGGCCGGAGGTGCAGATCAAATGATCGAATCAACGCTGCTGAAAGAACTGGCGACCCATGTCAATACGCGAATTGCCAAGGTCGTGCTGAATAAAAAGTATGAGATAACAGAGTTTACGGTGAAGCAAGTATCGAAGAGCGTCGTCAATCTGGAATATATGATTCCGCTGGGATCTGTGGACAGCGTATCGCTGATCGAGCTTCGGGCTGCAGACGGCACGGTGCTGACGGCTAATGACGTCTACATCCCGCTCACGTCCGATACGATCATCAAGCAGCCGATTACAGTGAAGGAGGTGGCCTAATGCCATACGAGGCGAAGACAAACTGGAAGTACGACGACACCGTCACGGAAAAGGATCTGAACCGCATCGAGCAAGGCCTGAAGGACGCCCATGTGGCCGAGTATAAGGATATTACGCTGAAGCCAGGTGTGCAGATTGTGGATCTCCCTGTGGATACGCCCTTCCGCATGGGGGAGATTCGCGGGCGGACGTTGATTAATTTATTAGGTTATGCGGGAGCTTGTGAAAATACAAGTCTATGGAGTATAAATTCAGTTACTGCTGAGAAATTTACATCTGAAAAAGTTCAGGGAGAATCATGCCTAAAAGTCACACTAGGTAATGTTTATGAGGCGGGAAATGCCTATCGTTTTATTGAAAATACATCGTCAGGTAAATCTTATGTGGTGGTTGGTTATATAAAGAGCGGTTCAGAGACCGGTACGGTTCGAGTAGAGGTACTTGAGTATAACGGTGACAAGTCTTTACAATTCCACCTAACTCGAAAAGTGGATTCTAGTGATAAGTTACAGCCCGTCCATATGGCTTTTACTTTATCGGATCAAGCTACGCGTTTTGCAGTTCACCTTGCAGTCTTCGGAAAAATGAATGAATCGTACGGTCTATTTGATGCGATTCGAGTTTATGAAATTCCAACGTTCGAAGTAGAAAAGATTAATGCGATATCTTCAGAGCAAGTTGATGCAATTTATCCGTATATGGACTCGATGACTAACGTTGCAAATCCATATATAATTGCGAATTCTAAGAATATGTTGCCGCCCTTTCATGAGTGGAAACATGGTAATACTGGTATAGTTCAAATTGTTGAGCCTTACGACCTTACAATAAAATCACAGACTCCATTTGATTGGTTAGACTGTGGCCCCATTAAGGCATTACCTAATACAGTCTATCGATTTGATATGGATGGAGACGGAATAGCAAACTATCGTGAATATGATGCTTATGGAAATAATATTACTGACTTCTGGATAGGTAGAGGTGGGAATTTTACAACTAAAGCTGAAACGGTATTCGTATCCATAGCAATTATGGCAGGTGAAGCAAATGTTGAAAAGTCTATCCGCCAACCTAGACTAACACCAACTTTGGAAGTGTATCCTTTTGAGCCGCAATCACGATCCATGTGGGCTACTGAATGCCAATTGGCAGCGAATCCGGTGGATGGTTCCAATCCTGACTTGCTCTTAGTTGGCGATGATGGATTGCCATGTGTGCTGGAGAAGTGGAAGAAGGTAGTGCTTGATGGGGCCTTAGGGTATGAACTCTTCAACTCGTATACTGGTGGGAAATGTGTTCGGGTAAAATTCAACCACTCAAATGCGGACATACGTTTGTATCCATATTTAATGAAGTATAACGGCAAAGTTTTACCCTCAGGATCACCATCAAGAGACACAGATGTATATAGTTTACTTGATTGGAATAACTCCCAAACAACAGCTACAGACTTTTTAGGTGTCGGGATTCTAAACTCAGACAGCGGATGGGGTGACAATTACGAGCCATCAAACGCCGAAATCAAGGCGTATTTTTTGGGCTGGCGTATGTATGACAACCGTTATGGGCGAGGTACTCCTTATAATTTAACTGACGGCACAGGGCACTATAAGGCGTTTTGCAAAATAACGGACACTAGCGTCGATAGCGGTACCCTTAATGTTGCTCCAACAACGTCATACGCTGGTTGGACGCCATACCGTCTCCAATATCTAAAAGCGAAGCCAACGGTCGAACCGGTCGTGAATTATGAAACAGGCCTGACGCTGTCGGAAGGCTGGAATATGGTTGAAGTCAGTAACGGGATTGTAATTCGTGAGAAGGCAAATCCTGTTTATGTTGATCATTACATTAATGGACCATCATATTACATCAACGGAGATACTCCTACACCATCAAAATTGATGTATAGACCAAAAGAAATTATTTCAATAGTAAAAAACCAAGGCCAAGATATATGGGATATTATCGGGGTTGCTCCAGAGAAAATTCTGATATTTGGGAAGAATCAAGCGTTTATTCCCGCTTATAATTTTGATTTGACTGCTGATTACCATGTCACGTATAAAATACTAGATACTACGTTATCGGCACCAGCTAACGGAAGTATAACAACGAACCTGCGCGGTACAGTAACTGATGTAGTTCAGTGGGCAAGTGATGCAGAACGGCGATTAAGTGTAATGGAGAATCAGAAGACGGAGGAAAATGTTCTAGAATGGATTTCTCCAACGCTTATTAACGGATGGGTGAATCGTGATATAGGGTACGATGCTCCGGCAGGATACCTAAAAGACCATCAGGGATTCGTTCATTTTCGGGGCATAGTTTTCAACGAAACAGCCGGAGCAAACAACATTTTTTATCTACCGGAGGGATTCCGTCCTTCTCGTAGATTGCAATTCATAAACCTGTCCGCAAATGCTTCTGCTGGGCTGATTACGTCATATATAACGATTGAGGTAAGTGGAGCTGTCTACTTTAACGCAGGGGCTGTTACTCATTGGTTATCTTTAGACAATATCTCGTTCCTAGCCGAACAATAAGGAGGTCTTATATTGAAAGAAGCAATCATAACCGACCTTAACGGTCGATACATTGAACCAACGCTCGTTGCGGACTCCGTGACGGGTGTTTTTGATAGGACAGAGCCTGTGCAGATGATAGATGTCAATGGAGCATCAGTAGCTTCGATACAGGACGACAACGATTTATCAACTCATCCTAAAACGAAACTAGTCGGATATACAGTAGCTATTCCGCTGACTGACGGACTCTACGAACCGACCTTTGACGTACAGGGCTATCGCAAAGCAAAAGCCGACTACGATCTAGCATACGTCGAATATCTTGGTGCTCTTGCGAAGCATGATCCGGCGAGCGGAAAGCCTGCACCGCAGCGTCCAACACGAGTAGAAGCTTCATCCTATTGGAGCAACGGCCTGACGGAGGAAGAAATTGAAGCTTTGCAGCCAAAACCGGTGCCGACAGAGCTGGATCAGCTCCGGGTTGAAAATGCGAAGCTGCTGCTTCATGTAGCCGAATTGGAAGCGAAGAGTGATAAGCACATAGAAGCTACGAACGAGCTGCAATCTCATAACACAGTGCTTACGCAGGAGCATGCAACACTACTATTACAATTAGCCGAAAAAGGAGTGATCTAAGATGGATTGGTATACAACCGTGAAACGTTACTATGATATGGGGATATATAAGAAAGATTCAAATGACCCGTTATACGTAGGTAAGTTTTGTGAGTTCGGCAAAATTACGCCTGAACAGTTCAAAGAAATTACGGGTGAGACTTATTCCACGTAATATCCACTACGCAACCTATTCCTCGCACTCAAATGAAAAGGGCCGACATTTTGTCGACCCTTTCATACTCCTCTTGTAATTCCTATTTCATCGTAAAGGATAACTGGATAACTATTTACAGAGTTATTATTCTGCTCCGACTAACTTCAAAGGTTGAAGGATGTCGAGTAATCCTTTAACTCAGGCTTCCTACTTAATTCTCCTTAGTTACCTTATTAACTCTACAACGTCTGCAGCACAAAGTGCAGAACGAACAGCAGTGAAATTCCATAGAACAGCGGTTTCACTTCGCGTCCCTTGCCAACGGCAAGATGGAACAACGCGTAGCTGATGAACCCGACTGCAATCCCGTCGACGATGCTGTGCATGAGCGGGATGAACGCGATAATGAAGAACGCGGGAAGACCCTTGTGCATTGCATCGAATTCGATTTTCTTCACGCTTGGCATCATCAAGCCGCCGATAAAGATCAATATCGGAGCTACGGCCTGATCAGGAACCAACGTCAGTACCGGTAATGCAACCAATGTACATGCAAACAGGATTCCTGTCACGATAGATGTGAGTCCCGTGCGACCACCAGCAGAAATGCCCGCAGCCGTTTCAACCGTCGCGACATTCGGGCTTGTGCCGAACAATCCGCATATAATTACGGAAATCGCATTGGCCTGCAAGGATCGACTGAATCGTTCCGGATTCCCGCTCATTTGCAGGTGTGCATTTACAAGCCCCACATTTTCGAACACAATGACGAGCGTCAGTGAGAAGGTTGCTACTGCAAGCGTAGCAGCCGACACGCCTTGAAACGTGAACTGACCGAATACATCACCGTATGCAGCCCATGAAAAAGTCCCGCCAGTTGCTGCGCCTGCATTAGGCACTGCGCCAACTAGATATGCGAGAGCCGTTCCTGCAATAATGGCGATAAGTAAGTTGCCCGGAACGTTGCGCATGAACAGTATGCATGTAAGCGCCAATGTAGCGAGCGTAACAAGCACTCCAGGATCAGCAAACGACTGCAGCGCAATCATCGTGGATTGATCGGGAACGATTACGCCGCCCTTCTGCAGACCGATCAAGACGAGCATAAGCCCGATCCCTACAGAAATGGCTTCCTGCAATGATTCTGGAATTGCTGCCCGCAGCTGCCCCGCGAGTGACGTGAAGCTAATTACCGTAAAGCAAACGCCGGACAATACAACGACTCCCAGCGCTTGCTGCCATGTCATGCCCATGCCGTGAACGAGTGTGTAGGTAAACATCGCATTGATGCCCATGCCGGGCACAAGAATAATGGGGGACTTGCCCCATATCCCCATTAACAAGCAGCCAACAGACGAAGCAAGCACAGTTGCGATAATGCCAGCTTCTTGCGGTATGCCTGCATCTGCGAGTATCGAAGAATTGACAATTACAATATAGACGATAGCGAAGAAGGACACGACTCCGGCCAGCAGTTCCTGCCGCCACTGAATTCGTGCAGTTGCAGAAGCGTCATGTAAGGACGGTGCTTCTGTCTTCGATTGTATATGTTTCTTTTGGCGGACCAA